CTAACATGTAAAAATGTTAGGAGGGCCCCCCTGTAAGATAGCTAGTTTTTATACTAGTCTAGATCTAGTGTTCAATGCTTGTAAGGCTTATCAAAGATGATATAGGCTTCTCGTGATGAACACGAGAGGCAGGTATTAATCTTTGGTGAGCATAGATTGACATGAAATCGAAGCGAACATAATAACAAAGCTTGATTTTATTTTTCCCATGCCTAGGTGGTCCCTAGGTGGTAAAATTGCCAGTGCATTGCGAAATGTACTAAAGATAGCGCTGAGAACTTTACGGCGGTCTCAGCGAAATGACCAGCCAAAGAATTTAGACCTTTGACAAGTTTTTATCGATATTTGGTCACTATTCGATATTAGCTTGGAGGATGAGGTCTTCCCCCTCCGGGGGGATTTCTAGCGGTTTGCGACAGCCGCTGGATCTTATACGATGTCGCAATTAAGTCATACTATTTTAGTATGGCTTTGCCATAGTTAGATGTTATTTCAACATAAACTATAACAAATTTCTGATTTATATAAGGAATTTTCACTTTCTGTTTTAAATATTTTATTTTGAAACTTTTATTAGATAATGCTCTTTTGGGTGTAGTGAGTGTGAGACTTGAGTACTCGTCACTACCGAGAGATGGCTCTGTAACTGGAAAAGATAAGCTAAATATTTGATTATGCAGTTTCTGCCGAGGTGGAGTGATAGTGAAAAAGAATTATATATTGACGTGAGGAACTTTTAACCTCTTTCTTAATGAACTAATTGAATGCAGGATAGCATGCTGCTAGAATGCCATGGAAATATTCATTTAAAGATTTTTCTGACAATGCAATCCGTCATAGGATGGGGAGATGCATTGGTTTAATCTGAGTATTGGTACCATGTATTTTGAAACAGCATAGTCGTTTGGTCACAATGGCCGAATTGCTTGATCGTTGAAGAGAAGGAATTTTTGGAATGTTCTTTGAACCAAAAGACATAATTAGTATTATAAAAATTTTCTTATACCTTAGGAAAGTATAGGGATTGGTACAATTATGATCCGGTATCTTAGCGCCGGGTGGATGACACCGAGACTAAGACAAGGGGAGGAGAGACTGATGCCTTCCTGACTGTATACTTGCGTTTCCGGACAAAAGTCGATGCAGCACCTTTATGGAACCTGAAAAATAGGATGTCCTTGCATCCGTATCACTAAATTGTATAATTCCCCTAGATTGACAATCTAGGTCCCAGGATTGAAAAATATTTTGGTTTCAAGATTTTGTTACTAACACACAAAAACAAAACACAAACTTTGCGTTTGCAGGTGTCGTAGAACCTGAAGGGATGGATTTCCCGAAATCTTTTGCTACAAAGAAATTTGAGCGTCGTTTACAAAGTAAACGTTCGAAGATTACTAAGGAGCGTATTTCACTTAATAGTGAATATGATGCTCTTGTGAAAGAGATAGAATATCTCCGTGCAGCCAAGAAAACTCATTTGTTACCCAAGAAATTAGAAAAACTTGAGAGTATTAAGAAGGCTAAAAAGAGATATAAGAAGATAGCGGTGGCTATGGGTGGTAGAGAACCCGAGGTAATACATGAATATGGTGTTCCTCTATTGGATTCTTTGCATACCATTATTAAGAGTGCACAAACTATGCGTGACTCTATTGATGAGAATCTAATGTCCTTATTTTTGGATCTCTTTACGACACTATATAACGTGTACAAGAACCCTACGTGGGATGGAGTTTTGATTAATTTCTCTAGTTTCTTTTTAAGGAATTTTAAGGGAGATTATGCTGATTTGGCCTTTAATTGGTTCAAACAAGCTTTTGGAGTGGTGTTACCTCAGGGAGAAGGAGAGAAAGACTTTTCTTATAAGGATTATATTTTATCTTTTTTCCAAATGACAGATTCATTTTTTAATGATGCAGTTTGGGACAAAGTCTCAGAATTTTTCAGCAAAATTATGTCATTGTATGCAGCAGCGAAAGATCTAGTTGCTATTGAAAACCTTAACTTCTCTGAAGTAAGTGCTCGATTCAACACATTTCGTAAAGCTCTACCAGATGTAACAGATGTTATCGAATTAGCTTTCGAAGCTTATCGATTTGTTGCAGGTAATTGGAAGCAAATTTGCACCGGTGATTGGAGCAATTTGATGTTAGGCAAGGATGAATCTAAGGTTTTTGAATTGGAAGTTCGGGAATTGGAACAGGCATATAATTTTGTTCTTGGGAATCAGGAAACTGAGTTAAAGACTATTTATAATAC